TGCTCTATCAATGGCTGGTGTGCTTGATTACACTCCTGCTCTTGCAGGCAACAGCAACCTACTTCCTGATGACAATAGCAGCACACTTGCTGGTACTCTTAACGGAAGAATCAAGGTTTATGTTGACCCATATTCAGCAAACGTAAGTGACAATCACTTCTATGTTGCAGGATATAAAGGTAGTAGCGCATACGACGCAGGACTATTCTATTGTCCTTACGTGCCTCTACAAATGGTCAGAGCCGTTGGTCAGGATACATTCCAACCAAAAATTGGCTTTAAGACTCGTTACGGAATGGTTGCAAACCCATTCGCTGAGGGTCTTACACAAGGTCAAGGTGCTCTTACTGCTAACGCTAACCGTTATTACAGACGTGTTAAGGTAACAAACCTAATGTAAATATCGTTACGATATACAGACAGAGAGACCCTTCGGGGTCTCTTTTTTTATGCTAGAATCCTAAATACTTAAGTAGAATAGGTATAGCCATGAACGGTAGGCTGACTAAAGTTGATATGACCTCCAAACTTATGCAACTCAAAAGGGAATTGCACTACAAGTGTGAGATTGGAGAAAAAGGTGAGTGGGAATGTAGAGGTGCAGACGAGTATCTAAACAGAACACTCGACATACTAGACGAATTCTGGATGTAATGCTACAATGGACGTATGACAGAAGAAATGATCAGAAAGATCTCCTACACCAAGGAGGAGGTCGATATATTAATTGCTGAGGCAGTCGCAGAAGCACGACGCATCGATGAAGAATCCATGCGTAAGCATAATCGTGACGCTACTATCATCAGTATGATTCTGGGGTTCACCTGTCTAGCATTATTCGTTGATGGTCTATTAAGAATTTTGGGAATCATCCCTCCTTTTATGAATATAGATGTTGATATAATCGATCAGATTGTAGAGAGAGTAGAGAATGATGTAATACCACAAGTGCAAAAGTATAAGGGATATATACCAAGGATATAAATATGTTAAGCAAGGACTATAGACTTAGACTGTCTATCATTGCCTGTAAGACTCGTCTTAATAGGGAAGTCAGTCTAGAGGATAGGATTTGGGCTCAGAAATTAGTTGAGCATAACCTACATGCCAGAGGTATCTGGGAAAGAATGACATGACTACATGGAATAAACAAATAGAGAATAGAAACTTCCTGTCTCCTATTGGATTCAAGTTTAGTCTTGCGAAGTTTCCTAAGATCTCATACTTCTGTCAGACTGCTAACATACCTAGTATGAATTTAAGTATACAGCAGCAGTCCACACCATTCAGATCATTACCACTAGAAGGTTTCATTGAGTATGACCCATTAACATTGTCATTTCTTGTAGATGAAAACTTAGAAAACTATTTGATATTACACAACTGGATACGTGCACTTGGTACGCCAGATGATACTCTAGAAAGAAGAAGTTATAAGTTAAAAATGCAGCAGGAGTTTGGTAAAGATAACAACGACTTATATGCTGATGGTACGTTGATGGTATTGAATAGTAATTTCAATCATAATTTTGATGTAGTGTTCGAGGATTTAATGCCTATAGGCTTGAATGCTTTGGAGTTTAATGCTACAGTAGATGGTACCGAATATGCTATGGCACAGGTATCGTTTAGGTATCTTGCATATCAAATCAGATCTAAGGAAGATACCAAGCGTAATACTCAATTAACATGAGTCATCCTAACGGTTACACTAGGGAGATGGTCAAGGAGATCTTAGGATCCTCATGGCCTACTATGCCTGAAGGTCATGAGACTGGTAATCAGTTAAGGAGAAGAAAAGGACAGGAGATGAGAGATGGGAAGAGGCCATACCCTGTTTATACATCAAAGAAAGTTGGTCCTAACTTCGACGATGATGGGAAGTACATCTACCCACCAGGATCAGGTTTTAGATATACTGATTATCTCAGAGATAATCCTGATTCAACTGAAGCGAGTAGTTATGGAAACAAAGTATCATGAATTTGGAGAAAATTGAGGAGTTGTGGGCAAAGGATGCTGAAGCATTCGCAGACCACAGGGAGTTACCAGAGTTGCTTGCCAACGATAGTATGGAAACACCTAGACTACATGCAAAATACTTGCAATTATACAATGAATTTAAACTAATGATGTCTGATGCACAGACCAAGTATCAGAAGTTGTATAAAGAGAAGTGGTTATATTACAATGGGAAGGCACCCTCCTCTGTGTACCAAGAGAAACCATTTGATCTCAAGGTATTGAAGGGAGATCTTGACATGTTCATTGATAGTGACGATGAGGTATGCCGAGCTAAGCAGAAAATAGATTACCTTGAAACTTGTATAAATTCTATTGATAGGATACTTAAGGAGATCCACAATAGAGGATTTGCTATTAAGAACACTATCGAAATTGTAAAGTATTATGGGATTCGATGACCACCATCATAAAGAAGAACGAGGTCTTTCTGAAGGTGGAGGCAGAAGCCCATCTTCATAAAGAATTAAGTGAGCATTTTCAGTTTGAGGTGCCTGGTGCTAAGTATATGCCAGCAGTCAAACGAAGATACTGGGATGGGAAGATAAGATTGTATTCACCTGGTACGGGTGAGATATATTGTGGACTATATGATTACCTTACTGACTTCTTAGAGCAGAGGGGGTATGATTATGAGGTCTTAGAAGATAAATACTTTGGAAGACCTAATGAGGTAGAAGAGTATGTCACACCTGAAGGCACAGCGGCTTTTGTTCGTGCTCTTAGGCTCCCCTTTAAAGCAAGAGATTACCAGCTTAAAGGAATTTACTCTGCGATTAAATTTCGTCGCAAGCTTTTATTATCCCCCACGGGCTCGGGGAAGTCGTTAATAATATATGCATTGGTGCGTTGGCACCTATTAAAGAAGAGAGAGATATTAATTATTGTTCCTACTGTCTCTCTTGTAGAACAATTGTATAAGGATTTTATAGATTATGGTTGGAATGTCAGGGAAGTTCATAAGATCAGTGCAGGTGAAGAAAAGTATGTCGATAATCCTGTCATTATATCAACTTGGCAGAGCATTTACAAGGAACCCAAGAAGTTCTTTGAACGTTTTGATGTCGTTATCGGGGATGAAGCACATCTTTATAAAGCTAAATCACTCACAGGCATCCTTACGAAGTGCCATGATGCGAAGTATAAGGTAGGGTTAACTGGTACGTTAGATGGTATGGAAGCACACCAATTAGTACTAGAAGGACTATTTGGTAGGGTTGATACGGTAACCAAGACAGTTGAGTTGATGAAGCAAGGACATCTGACACCATTGAAGGTGCGGATTGTACTACTTAGACATGGGTGGGTACCCTTTGATCATTATCAACAGGAGATGGATTACTTATGCATGCACACCAGACGTAGCAACTTCATTTGCAATCTAGCACTAGATTTAAAGGGTAATACTCTTGTGCTTTTTAACTATATCGAGAAGCACGGAGAACCTCTGTGGGAAATGATAAATAATAAGGTAAGTAAAGATCGTAAGATCTTCTTCATACACGGTGGTGTTGATGCTGTAGAGAGGGAAGAAGCACGTAGCATATGCGAACGTGAAAAAGATGCTATAATATTAGCATCGTATGGAACCTTCTCCACTGGTATTAATATTAAGAATCTTCATAATGTTATCTTTGCTTCTCCTAGTAAGTCTAGGGTAAGGAATTTGCAATCCATTGGTAGGGTTTTGAGAAAGGGTGATAATAAAGCACAGGCAACTCTTTATGATATTGCTGATGACTGTTCTAAGGATCATCAATACAACTATACATTAAGACATTTATCAGAAAGGATTAAAATATATGATCAAGAAGCATTTGATTATGAAATTACCAAAGTTAATTTAAAGAGATGACAATTAACTATATCAGACACGAACAAGAATTCTTTGGAGTAATCAAGCTTACATCTGGAGAGACTATACTAGGCACTATGATTGCTACTGAGGAGGACTCAGCACCAGGTAAAACTGTATTTTATGTACAAGATCCTGCATGTCCTCACAATCATCAGGTTGAAAAGGATGGACAGATGGGTATGGCAGTGGGTCTACTCAAATGGATGATGTTTGCTGACGAAGAATTCTATATGATTAATGAAGATGATGTTGTCACTGTGGCACCTATGTCTATGGAGTCTGTACTCATGTATAAGATGTGGGTTAGAAAAGAAAAGGGTGGTAACAAATCTGAAGTTGAAGTAAAGATGAATAAGAATATGGGACTACTTGGCAAGGTATCAGATACTAGAGCTAGGTTGGAGGACTTCTGGAGAAGAACTAATTCCATTGACAATAAGTAAACATTCTTATATAATGTATACAGGCGAAACAGGAATATGGCTGTGGCACGTAAATCAAAACAACACTATGTAGATAATAAAAAGTTTCTGGAGGAGATAACTAAGTATCGCCAGGCAGTAGATGAAGCACGTACATTAGATAAAGAAAAACCAAGGATAACACACTACCTTGCTGAATGTTTCTTAAAGATTGCTACACATTTATCATACAGACCAAATTTTATTAACTATATGTTTAAAGAGGATATGATCTCCGATGGAGTGGAGAATTGTGTCCAGTATATTGATAACTTTGATCCTGCCAAGTCAAAGAATCCCTTCGCATATTTCACACAAATAATTTACTACGCATTTCTCTGACGTATTGCTAAAGAGAAGCG